TCGTCCAGAAGGGACAGCTGCATAATCTGATACTTTCTGCCGGCCCAGGTACAGGTAAGACGACCATCGCTAAAGCTCTCTGTAAAGAGTTAGGCTGTGATTGGATTATCGTTAATGCGTCCGAGGATTGCGGTATTGATGTACTCAGACAGAGAATCAAACAGTTTGCTTCTACGGTCTCGCTGGGCGGCGTTGGTTCTGCGCCTAAGGTAGTTATCCTCGATGAGGCTGACTATCTAAACGGCAACGTTCAAGCCGCTCTCCGTGGATTCATGGAAGAGTTCTCTGCTAACTGCCGGTTCATCCTGACGTGTAACTTCAAGAATCGTATCATCGAACCGCTTCACTCGCGGTGCGCTGTAATCGACTTCAATATCACGAAGGGTGAACTGGCAAAGTCGGCATCCGGATTCTCCAAGCGTCTGCGTAAGATTCTGACTGATGAAGGAGTTAAGTTTGACCCTAAGCTTGTTGGTGAACTGATCGTTAAGTTCGCTCCTGACTGGCGTAGAGTAATCAATGAGTGCCAGCGTTCATCGACCTCCGGCGAACTGCAAATCACTGCGCTCTGTTCTGCCGCTAACGAGTCGATTGCCGAGCTCGTCACTTTCGTTAAGACTAAGGACTTTAAGTCGATGCGTGGTTGGGTTGCTCAGCATTCCGACATTGATTCGACCACCATCTTCCGTTCGATCTACGATGGGCTTTACGAATACGCTCAGCCGGCGTCGATACCTCAGGCGGTTCTGATCATTGCTGACTACTCCTATAAGTCGTCCTTCGTGGTCGATAAAGAAATCAACACCGCCGCAGCGCTAGTGGAGCTAATGACCCTCGACTGGAAATGAGTACTGATGCCGTCAAGCTAACGCCATTCTCCTTCATTGAGTCAATCAATGCAGGGTACGAACGCGGCAAAGACCTGATGGAAGGAGTACAGGCTCATTCGGATTCCGGACTTGATAAGGATTCCGCCGAGCATCAGTATCTTCCATTCATGGTAAATCGCGGCCTGAGCCAGTTCCAGGATACTATCCTCTTTGCTAATGAGATGAACCGCTGTGGGTCGATGCTTCCAAACAAGATGCAGTACGACTTCCTGCGGTATGGCATCCGCCCACGGAAACGATTCTCCAAGTGGGCAAAGAAGTCTGAGGACGAATCTAAGGTGATCGATGCAATCGTCAAGCTGTACTCGTACTCACGCGCCAAGGCTGTCGCCGTACTCCCCCTATTAACCGACGAGCAGAAGACTGCTCTAGTGAACAAAACCGACGGTGGTGGTATTACCTCTACCAAGAAAACTAAATCATAATATGAACCCGCCAATCTCAACCGAGCTCGTCCGCTGGACGCCTCATGTAATGCTGGAGGTATCGCTTCGTGAACCGGACGACTTCCTTAAGATCCGTGAGACTCTATCGCGTATCGGCATCTCCGCCAAGAACGAAGTCAACACGCTGTATCAGTCGGTCAACATCCTCCACAAGCAGTCGCGTTACTACCTTGTCCACTTCAAGGAACTCTTCGCTCTGGATGGTAAAGAGACCGATCTGAATGTCTCTGACCTCGCTCGCCGTAATACAATCGCCACTCTCCTCTCTGACTGGGGACTGCTGACGATCATTAACTTTGGCACCCATGGTGAAGTTAAAGCGCCGATGAAGGACATCAAGATCATTTCCCATAAGGAGAAAGAGAACTGGACGCTGAAGACTAAATACACCATCGGTTTAAAGCGGGGGAAGGTATCACAGGAGGCGCACAAATGAGCATTGGTGACACTGTCATAAACGGCATGCGTATGGCTCTAAAAGAAAGACAGTCTTTATTCAGTCATGCACTATTAACTGTCCGTGAACTGGAGATGCGTCTGGCTAAGCGTGGCTGCACTACCGGTAAAAAGAAGTGGGAATTGAAACTTCTGAAGTCGGCGTATGACGCGCTATCAACCCCTCCGCAAGATCGTAAGTTTGGACTTTAACATATGGAACCATATAAAATGTCAGTGATTGATATCCTCATGATGGACTCTAAGGATTCCGAGACCATGTGGAATAATGAACGGCTTAGTGAATACGTCACCGAGTATATGACACCGTCCGATATTAACAACGGTTACTTTGATGGACCATATGTGCGGATGATGATCGATACAAAAGGGAAACGATTCAATTTGGTTGTTCTACTTGAACCTGGAGTGATCGAGAAGATATGGCCGATGGATGATGCCGACCCCAAGAAGTGCAATCAGGAATACGTTCAGCCTATTATCGACGAAGTCGGCGTTCTGTTGCTAGAGGACGTGTGGATCGACCGTGGAGAACAGTTCTGTTTTACACCTCAGGGGGAGTGGATCGCCTCTATGCTGAAAAAGAAGCATTCTATTTTCATTAGTCCGGACGTCGGTCTCAGACCAGACTCCTCGAGTAAGCCGGACGGTCCATGGGGCTTCTGCACTTGATAAATAATTTTAGGTGCAAGCCGCATCTAACATCTATGCCTTAACTGGGTAGATGAAAACATAAACCTGCCACTAGGAGGAAATACAATGCAAGCTACAGTATACACAATCCCTGCCGGGATGTCACATTCATGGATTGGTCTGGATCGTTTTCTCGATCAGATTGATTCATTTCAGAACACGCGAGATAACTATCCGCCCCACTCAATTGTTAAGTTGGGCGAGAACGACTATCGTCTAGAACTGGCTGTCGCCGGTTTCAAGAAGACCGAAATCGTTGTATCCGTTGAAGATGGAACTCTTTCCATCGTTGGTAAAGTCGAAGGAAAGGACGAGCGTCAGTACCTACATCATGGTCTGGCCAAGCGTTCTTTTAAGCGGGCCTTTACCCTCTCGGAGTATGTTGAAGTCGCCTCTGCCGATATCGTTGATGGCATCCTTGCCGTTGAACTGAAACGAGTGATTCCCGACCACAAGAAGCCTCGCGTAATTCCGCTAGGTAAGTAAACCCAAACAAAATACGCCTCTAGTTGCTTTTGTATTTACATCGGCGACTAGAGGTGTTATAGTCTATACATAATGCAATTCTATACCACCATAGAGCGCCAAGGAAACAGTCTCTTAGTCCGAGGGTTCGATTCAGAAGGCCGCCGAACATCCGAGCGCGTTAAGTACAAGCCGAAGCTCTTCCTTCCTACTAAAGCCGGCGTTAAGTCGTCATGGAAGGCACTTGACGATACCATCGTGTCACCGACCCAGTTCGATACGATGTCCGATGCTTCCAACTTCGTCAAGCAATACGCCGAGGTAGAGTCGTTTAAGATTTACGGTAACGACCGATTCATTCCTGCCTACACTCAAGAGACATGGCCGGACACAATCCCATACGATAAGCGACTGATCAACGTCGCCATACTTGACATCGAGACTGCCTACGATGACGGCTTCTCCGACTGTACCGTTGCGCAGAATCAGATTCTGACTATTGCATTTAAGTCATCGCGGGATAAACATTTTATCGCATGGGGTACCAAAGCATTCGATCCTACACTCTCAGAGTATAAGGTTGATTATCGCCAGTTCCTCGATGAAGAATCGATGCTGCTGGACTTTGTCAAATACTGGTCTGAGCCGGAGAACACGCCGGATGTTATCACTGGCTGGAACACTGAGTACTTCGATATCCCATACCTGGTCAATCGTATCACTCGCCTCTTTGGCATTGCCGTCGCTCAACGCCTTTCACCTTGGAATCGCATTGAGGAACGTAAGACTACGATCAAGGGTAATGAGCAGACATCATACGATCTGTATGGCATCGCCTCGCTCGACTACCTCGAGCTGTTCAAAAAGTTTACCGTTTCCACATACGGCGCTCAGGAGACATATAAGCTTGACTACATCGCCGGCGTTGTGCTTGACGATGCAAAGGTCGACTATTCTGACGAAGGCACTCTGCAGAAGTTGCATGACACGAACTTCCAGAAATTCCTTGACTACAACATCAAGGACTGCGACATCATCATGCGCATGGACTCGAAGTTGAAGCTGCTTGACCTTGTCTATACAATCGCCTATATGGGCGGCGCTAATTACTCTGACACCCTCGGCACAACTGCGATCTGGGATGCGATCATCTATCGTAGAATCATGTCGGACCGCGTTGTCCCTACACCAAGTCCGCGCGATGTCGGTGCGGTAGAGTTTGCCGGTGGGTATGTCAAAGACGTTCAGGTAGGCCGTCATGACTGGGTTATGTCATTCGACTTAAACTCGCTATACCCTTCGATCATCATGCAGAACAACATGAGTCCGGAGACATTGGCTGAAGGCGTAACCGTTCATGGTCTTTCACCAGAAATACTCTTGGCTGATCCGCATATCGATATGCCAGAAGGTGACTACTCTGTTACTGCATCTGGCGTCTGCTTCCGTAAAGACAAACGCGGCGTTCTACCGCTGATCATTTCTGAGCTCTATGCCAAGCGCGTTGAGTATAAGAAAGGTATGTTGGACCTGAAACGTGAGCTCCAGGACGTAGAAGCCGCACTCAAGAAACTAGGCTGATTTATAAATAGTTTATATGGAGCTAAATTCTATACTAAACGAATATCAACTGTCTATACTGGTCAGCGAATATGGTTTTCGCCGGTATCTCAAGTTCATCAGATCTTTCGAGGTTAAACCTGATGAACCCGGCGAAAACCATCATATCGTCCCATCGTGCATCGGCGGAAGCAACGACCCGACGAATAAGATACGCCTGGGTCACCGCGCGCATTACCTCGCCCATTGGGCGCTAGCAAAGATATTCCGAGATGGTAAGTTATGGTTCTCTTTCAACAATATGAAGCGGATATGTCATACGCATGCGCCTCGCTCAACCTTATATATGTATGCAAAAATATATCAGGGAGAGTATATCAGTAAGTTAAACACCGGCCGCCTCCACGGACCCGAGATGCGTGCGAAGATGAGCGACATCACCAAGGGGAAGGTCGTAGTACTTCGACCTGACGGACATAGAGTACGAGTATCGGTTGATGACCATCGTTACTTGTCCGGTGAATATGTGTTCTATAGAACCGGTTCAAAACATACCGATGAAACAAAGGAAAGGATGAGTGATAATGGAATAAAAGACCGGCGCCTTTATAATGATGGAGTCAGCACCATATATCTTTACTCCGATGATGACATACCTACAGGGTTTATCAAAGGGGCTCTTCCTGAATATAAGAATACGGCTAGTAAAAGATTCTCCGGCAAAACGTATTACTATAATGCCTCACTGAATAAGCACATTAGGGTTTCCGAAGGCGATCCTGTACCGGAAGGATACATACACGGCCGTCACTTCGATGTAAACCCGAC